GTTCGCAGAGTTCCTCGCAACGCTCAACCATGAAACAGTCGCAGGGATTATGAAAGACGCAAACAACGCAGCGAAACTCGTCAAGGCCGAGGATCTCCTGGATCCTTTTGATGAGGGTCCGCTCCAGCTTCAGAGTCTCTGCTGGCAGACCGCTGTGGAACTGCTGGCGGTTTACCATGAATGGCTGCGGCAGCAACTTTAAAGTCGCCAATATTGGAAACGAATAAGTCCTGCTTTCGCCGGCCTTGTAGTGCAAGTACAAGGTCGGCAATTTCTTTTGCTGTTGCCTTAATCTCCATGGGCGATTCTCCTTGAATCAAACCGTTAATCAGCAGGAAGCCGTCAGTTGCCGCTGGCGGCTTCTTCCTTGCTGTCCAGCACAATCTGAATATCGGATCCGAACCAGACCATCCTGCGCTGGATATCTTTGATGGCCTGGATGTGCTCGAGAATTTCCTTGGCCGCTTTTTCGGCTTCCGAAATTCCGGTGATGACAATTTTCCCGGTCATGGGGCACTCCTTTCTCAAATCTTGCTCACCCCGGTCCGTCATGATAAAATGGCGGCGAAGGGAGTGAAAAAATGAAAATTAAACGGTATCAAAATAGCGATAACCTGAAAAATGAAGACCAGTTTCAGGAGGATTACCGCTTTGCCGCAGCACTTTCCAGATACGTTCAGGAGCTGCCGGGGGAAACAAAATGGTTCATTGATGAGTGTATCGAAAACGAAGACGGAACTTACTATGCCGTATTCCGTTCTTTCAGATGCCCGGAGTATCGGAAGTGTGTGCTCAGCATCAAGGTTGAGCGGAACGAGACTTGCTCTCTGCCGTGGACTTTCTCTGTCCAGAAGCAGGTAACCAAATAAGGTTGTAAAGATTCTTGTGCCGCAGGTTCTTTTCAACCTTCCAGAAGCCATAAGGGATAAGCCGTCTCAGGTCTATGAGCTGCAACTCATAACCTGACGGCTTTTCTCTTACCTCCACCGCCAGCCCATCTCCCAACAGTTTTCTGACAAGCCAGCGCCGCAAAACATTTAGGTACATTTGCACGTTTTTTTCGGCTTCCGAAATTCCGGTGATGATAATTCTTCCGGTCATGTTGTTCTCCTTTCTTAAAATCTCACGCTCATGCGAAAGTTGATAAATCTCAACTTTCGGGAGAAAAAAAGAAAGCGCCAATTTCATCGACGGAAATTTTAAGCGCATCACAGATCTTGTCAATCTCCTTCTGCGTGAATGGATACTTACCAGAGAGTTTCTGGCAGAAATGGCTCTCGCTAATTTCAATGACTTTAGCGAGACTTTTCTGTGTATAGCCACATTCCTTAATACGACCGCACAGTTTTGAATAGTCCATTGTAGGCATCAGTTCATCTTCCTTTCTGAGTTGATAAATCGCAACTAACGGGGTAAGCCCAATATAACCCAATAATTTTCAAATGTCAATACCAAATGTTGATAAAACTAAATTTTTAGAAAACGGTATTGATTTTTCGCAACTGCACGTTTATAATAACGCTAACAAAGAAGTGGAGGATCATATAATGGAGAAACCGTCAACCTTTGCAAATCGTCTAAATATGGCTCTTGAACATAGGCAAATAACAAAAGCTGAGCTTGCTAGACTTTCTGGACTTAGCAAATCCAGCATCACAAGATATGCAAAGGGTGACTGGGAAGCAAAGCAGGATGCAGTCTATGCTATTGCACAGGCACTCAATGTAAACGAGGCCTGGCTTATGGGCTATGACGCCCCCATGGAACGGGTTTATTCTGAACTTTTGGCTTCCATCGCCGAAGACAATAAGAGCGGCCGCACGGCGGCGGTGGAGGAGCTGCGCCGAACCTACGGCACAGAGCACAGCATCCATTCCACCTACGGCTGCGACGATAAAAAGAGAGTCACTCTGCTGTACTATAAAACCTTGGAGCGGGATGTCGCTTTGTCCCTGACCGATATCATCTCCACGGTTGACCGGCTCGACGGCCGCCAGGCCGAAAAGGTCACTCTTCTCCTCCACGCTTACTTGAAGGCCGAGCAGCCCATTCGCAACATCGTGGATACCGCGCTGAATCCTTACATGGAAGATTTGGACGATCTTCTGTGCGGTGGCTCTCAGATCGGGTGATTCAGGTCGATTTCCGCAAAAAATAAGCCGCCCGGGGGGCGGCAAAAAACAATAGAAAAGCCGTCCCGGGCTACCACCCCCGAGACGGCCGGTGCAAAGTATTTTATCTGCAATCCACCACGAAAGAAGATAAAGCCAAGCCACTTTGTTCCCAACTTAACAAGAAAGAAACAAAATACGAGGCCACTTTGCTTTTCCATTCTACCACAGGAAAAGCAGGGTGGCAAGAATGGAAAGGAGAAATTTAATGGCCACAATTGAAAAGAGAGGCGAGAGCTACCGGATCATCGTGTCCAATGGGTATGACATCAACGGCAAGCAGATCCGCGAGAAGATGACATGGACGCCGGAGCCGGGGATGACGAAGCGGCAGATCGAGAAGGCCCTGAACCGGGAGGCCACACTCTTTGAGGAGCGGGTGCGCCACCAGCTGACCCAGAACGGCAACATCCGGCTGGTGGACTTCACGGAGATCTTCCTGGAGCAGTACGCCCGACCGAACCTGAAGAAAAAGACCGCCTTCAGCTACGAGCAGACGATGAAGGTCATCAACCAGGCCCTCGGCCATATCAAGCTGAAGGATCTGAAGCCCGGACACATTGCCTCCTTCTACGCCAACCTGCAGGAGGAAGGCATGCGGAACCGCTGTAAGGCGATGCCGAAGGTGGACTTCGCCGTCTGGATGAAGGAACGCAAGACCTGCAAGGCAGAGCTGTCCCGGCAGACCGGCGTGTCGATCTGGTGTTTCTCTCAGCTGAAGAATGGCCGTGGGATCGCCCAGAACTGCGCCGAGCAGATCTGCGAGAAGCTGGATGTTCCCTACAACAAGCTCTTTATCCGGCAGCATGACGATACGCCCCTGAAGCCCGGTACCATCCACACCTACCACCGCACGCTTTCCGCTGTCCTATACCGTGCAGTGAAGTGGAAGTATATCGAGAGAAATCCGGCCGAGCGGGCCGATCTACCCAGCATCGCTCACAGGAAGGCAGCTTATCTGGATGAGCCGGACGCCCGCCGTCTGTTGGAGCTGCTTCAGGAGGAGAAGATCCTTTGGAGGACGGTGATCACCTTTGACCTGCTCTCCGGCCTGCGCCGGGCAGAGTTCTTGGGCCTGCGCTGGTCTGATGTGGATCTGGATAAGCAGCTTCTCTACATCCGGCAGACGTGGAACTATCTGCCGACAGAGGGCTGCTATGCCGACACCCCGAAGACGGCCACCAGTGAGCGGCCGCTGCGGATCTCGCGCACGGCCATCCTGCTCCTCTTGGAGTATAAGCAATGGCAGGACACCCAGCGGGAGCTGCTGGGGGATGCCTGGCGTGATACCGATGGGCGCATCTTCACCACAGAGGAGGGCAAACCGCTTTTTCCGGACACCGTGACGAACTGGTTCACCGACTTCGTGAAGCGCACCGGCCTGCCGAAGGTGACGATCCATTCCCTGCGGCACACATACGCCAGCCTGATGATTGCAGACGGTACGCCGCTGGTGGTCGTATCCCACAAGCTCGGCCATGCGCAGACCAGCACGACGGCCAATATTTACGCCCACGTCATTGCCGAGGCAGAGGCCAAGGCAGACCAGACCTTTGACCGCTTCGGCGATTTAATCGCTCCTAAAGGGCAGCCCACACCGAAGCAGAAAAAAGCCGCAGGAATTTAGTTCCTGCGGCTTTTCCCTTGGAGCTGGAAATCAGACTCGAACTGACGACCTACGCATTACGAGTGCGTCGCTCTACCAACTGAGCTATTCCAGCTTATATATGATTTTTCGGATTTGATGAAAATAAACCCCAAATAAACCCCATTTGCGTGTTGCTGTGGAAAACTTGGAGCGTTCGGCCCTTGCGGCACAAGGCTTCCGAGGCGCAAAGGCGATTTTGAGCACTTAATTACGAATCAGCTGCTCTACCGACTGAGCTACACCAGCGACTTTCTCAAAGACGAATGATATTTTAGCACACTTTTTTGCCCGCGTCAAGACAGAAACCATTGTTTTTTCCCGGCCTGTTTTCTTCTCATTTTTGAATGTGCATTTCGGTGAATAATACCATTTGTATTTGCGCTCGCTCTCTTGCATTTCGGACGGCCCGCCGACGGCGGCTGCGCCCCGCAAACCGCGCTGGCATCCCAAACCGCTGCCCGACGCGCTTCGTCAAAAATCGGGAAAACCCGTACTTTGCCTTCCTTTTCCCGACTTTTTCCGGCACGCTCTCTGCCCTCGCGCGATTGTTCGACGAGTTCACATAAGTTTTTCAATAATGCTTTTCTACAAATAGTTATCCACAGTTTCCACAGACTTATCCCCAGACTTAGAACGCCCTATATTTCTTGGGTCTCCTGAAATTCTCAGACACTCTGCACAGCCGCAGCGTCAAATGTCCCGTCCCTCTCCGGTACATGACTCGTTTGACATAACGCACGATATTTCTTCTCGCTTTTGCAAATAACGTCCGCTTGTTTCCATAACGCCTTTATTTTGCAGGATTTCATTTTGCTCCGTCAAAAAGGAAAGCCGCAGACCTTGACAGGTCTGCGGCTTTTATTCATCTCAGGCGAATATGTCGCGCACCTGCGCACGGTAGGCGACCACCGCGTCGTCAATGTCGCGGGTGGCGTAGGCGTTGAGCGACAGGTCCGCGCGAGCGCCGGCCAAATACTCATAGTAGCCCTGCGCGCCGATCATCGCGCCGTTATCGCCGCACAGCCGGAGCGGCGGGAGGTACAGCTTCACGCCCTCGTGCGCACATGCCGCCATCAGGTCGGCGCGGAGGATGGTGTTCGCGGCCACGCCGCCGGCGGCGACCAGCGTTTTGCGTCCGCACATGCGCGCGGCCAGCATGGCGCGCGGCACCAGCTCATCGGACACCGCGCGGGTAAAGTCCCGCGCGAGCGCCGCGCGGTCGAGCGGCTCGCCC